CGGATCTAATGTATCATTAACAGTAAATGTAGCTGTATCGGCTGCTGCTGCACTATCTGCATTTACGTCAATATACTTCGTGTGTAAACGTCCTTGTTCAGCCCACTTAATAAGGTCTGATGTAGACGGTAATTCTGCACCAACTTGTCTCATGAATCCAGATACTGATCTGTTTCCGTAACGCTCGAATTCTTTCTCGTAAGTATCAGGAAGATACTGATCTAAGAAATTAAAGTTAGTGATGTAGTTTGTGGACAATGCCACTTGTTCTGATGATGGTTGAAGATTTACTCCTCCAACCGATAATGATCCTGCCATTTTCTTTTTGTTTTAGGTTATTATTTTTTAAATTTCAACCCACGTCCTGATGGCTCTGATACGGCTCTTATTGTTGTTTTCCCTACCACTTGAGTCTCAGGTTTACGTCTAGCTCCTAACGTGATGTTTTTATCTTCAGCAGCCGATTCGGATACTGTGTCTGAAACACCTTGCTCGTAAAAGAACTTAGCGTATTTTTCTGGGTTCATTGCAATTGATAACGCTCTATGGTATCCAGACGTATCTTCCATCAACCCATCGTCATTCAAGAATTTTGATATAAAGTTACTGATGTCTTTTTGACTCTCTCTAACTTTGTCGATCTCTTGTATCGGATAGGTAAACTTCTTGTCATCAATGTTGAACTCAAAACCTTTGAAATCATCATTGAATAACTCGTCTGTCTTACTCTTAAACCATTCAGCTTTTTTAGCTGCCTGCTCTTGTTGAGTCTTAGCGTTACTCATTTGCTCTTTAAAGGCTAGATACTCTGTATCATTTGGAGCACTTGATCCATTAGACTCTAATGGAGTATAGTATTTCTCCTTCTGACCTTCGAAGTATTTCTTAGCCTTTACTATTTCTTTCTTCTTGTCTCTTTGTCTTTTCCTGATTAATGAATCTTCATCTAGATCTTCGTCATAAGCGAAGTTGTCTTCGATGTATCCATTAATATCCTCTTGATCCCAACCATCTTCAGTCTCAGCGTAAAACCTAGACAACAATGAATTGTCATCCATCTCGTCAAAGTTCTCATTCAACCTCATATAGTCTTCCATCCCTCTTCCAGTTTCATTTCTGTACTGAATGAACTTGGATATGTCTTCAGGAATATCATTGCTTGGTGACGCTTCACTAGCAAATAATGAATCAATCGATTCTATTTCTTTTCCGTACTTCTCCTTAATGAAGCTCATTACGGATTCTTCGTTAATCTCTGCTTGAGCAATATTATCGTCTGCTCCTTGATTACCTTCTTGGTTACCTTCTTGGTTACCTTCTTGGTTACCTCCTTGGTCGTTATCTTGGGAGTTATCTTGGTTGTCGTCTTGACTAGCAGCGTGATCCTCAATAATTTCCCTCTCTAACTCTTGCTTTGACTTTTCATTAACTGAGTCTACAGCTTTTACTTGAATTTTCATTTGATTTGATTTTTACAAAGTTAAAAATAATATTTATTCTATTTTTCGGTCTATCTTGGGTCGAATTCCGCTAGATCGAAGCCATCTAGAGAGTCTTCGTTAGATTCAAAATTTAAAGAAGGTAGGTCGAACTTTCTTTGGCTTACCATCTTTGACTGCATAGTAGCCTGCTCACGCTGTCTTCTGTCTTTAGCCTTCTCCTTTTTATCCTCCAATGATTGTTTTACTTGAATATCCATAGACTTTAATCTAATGTTTAAGTCGAACTCTTTCTGCATCAGATCGAACTTGAGTTGAGCCTCCCTCTCTAGAACTCTTATCTCGTTATCACCTTCAGCGGTCTTAACTTGAATCTTAGCTTGAGCCTCCATCTGTATCTTTTGAGCAGCATTCTGAGCAGCCATTTGTTGTTGCTGCATTTGAGATTGAGCAATAGACTGTTGCTCCTTCTCTTTCATTTGCTGGTTATAGTCACGCTTTCTTTTTCTCTTAACCTTTAGTAACTGGTTAGCTAGCTTTATGTTGTTTATTTCTCGGATATCAATAGCGTCCTCAAGGTCTATACCACCTTCTCTCAAGGCGATTTGTATATTCTCCTCTAGCTTTTGCTTCTGCTCCTCGTCCGGAGAAACTTCTATGAATATACCAAAGTCGGAAAGGTACAAGTCCTTGACGTCTTCAAGTATAGAAACGTTTTGCTTTCCTATCTTATTTATGAATTCCTCTTTGTAATCTGAGTATTCTAGCAAATCAGATACTCTACATGAAAGACCTTCTGCTAATGTTCTGGTCATAAATATAGACCCCTCCAATATATGTCTGGTAGCTACATTTGATGATAATGCTGCCATCTTCTGTAAACCAACTAATGCATCCTTGTGTGGTGTAGAGGCGTCCATAGAGTCATTCGCTCCTATAGCACCCTTCATGAGGTTAAGATAGTGATTGAACTGTGCGATAAGAGAATTAATCTTACCTCCAGCACTAGACTTCGTTAATTCCTGAATAGGTGTTCTAGCATTATTAAAGTCTCCATCTTGCGTATAACTTCTACCAATAACACTACCCGTTTGGAAGTAAAGCCTTAAAGCATCCTCTGGATTATAAGCAGCCCCAGTTCCTAGGTCTACCTCATTTATACCGTCTGCATCGATGAACACACCGTCAGGTACCATCTTGCTAGAAACCTGCTGAAACTTCATGTGGTTTAACTGCAACATGTCAGCAAAAGGAATCATCCTTAACCCGATAGAATCAATAGCCCCCTTGTATAATCTAGGAGCGCAAGCAACATAGTTCGACATCACACGTTGAGATGCTGACTTAGGTCTAACCATATTTTCTTGAAGTTCCCATTTCAAGATAAAATTAGTACCTGCGACCATAATCCCTTCATACCAAACTTCGATTCTCTTTTCAACTTTCTCGAACCCTCTCTCTTCCATCATCTCTTGAGGAGGATTGAAGTCGTCATCTTTTCTTATAACTCTAGCAGCATCATCAGAAATCTTCTTTTTCTTGTATACATACTTCTTGGTAGTCTTGTATGAGAAGTTTATGAGTGTAGCTGTCTCGCTTGAAAGTTCAGAGTTCTGTCTATCTCTTTCTGTAGGGAACTCTCTCATCCATGCCTGAGAGTATGACTTTAATTTTGCTAGATCCTCATTGGTTAAATCAGGATCTATTTTCACAAGTTCCGATACAGGCACTGTTTCAACGTCTCCCCAATAGTAGCAATCCTTAAACATTGGATCCTCAGTATAGCTGTGAATAACTCTTGATGGATCTAAATAAGAAATATCTATACCGCCACCCTTTAAGAATCTATGACGAAGAGCACCCATACCTAAGACGACTAAGTCGTATTTAAACCTCTTAGCTATATCTTCATAGTGGTTTTCATTTAGAACGGTTTGGATAGCTATCTCTTCAGCTATCTCTATCCCCGGTTTGTATTCTAATTCCATGTACAGATAAAGTTCTTCATCTGTCTTCGGTAAAGTTTCTTTGTCGTTTATAAACGGATTGATTCCGAAATCTTTTTCTACCTGTTCCAATAGTGGTTTAGAGATCATTTCTGATTCTATGACATCTTGAAACTCTTGCTTTCTTTTTACAGATAATGAGTCTTGAGACTCGGCCTTAATTGAAAATATCCTATCCTCTAGACCATTGCACACAATATCTATAAACTTAGGCATCACCGCTATAGGTGTCCAATCTAAGTTTAGGTGAGATAGATCCCCGTCAACAGAAAGCTCGTCTTTATATTTCTGAATTGGTTGCTCAGCTCTTGCGTATAACTTTCTTCTATTGAATTCTGTCCATCGATCATAATACCTACAGCCGCCTCCATCTTTTTTAAACCATTCATATTGAATAGCTTGTCCTATTCTTAAACCGAACTCTTTTTTATTCTTATCAGAATCGCTGACATTATCATCAGGGAATCCGGGATCGGTAATAGTCATTTTGATCTCATCCATTTCTTATCTAATAATTTTACTCTGTCCTCCAGAGTTGTCGTACCTTGCAAAGGTAATACTTATTTTTGAATTTTCTTTTTTAGGTTTATAAAGGTTTTTCATACAAGCCATCCTAGATAATCCGGATGATATCGAGGCATCGAACTTAGTTCTATTGTTTATATCAAACGAAGCCCAATCTTTTAAAGTCCTGTTAAATGGCATCACACCTATTTCATCTGGGTTTCTGTACTCACCACTCGTGTCGTATCCAATGTTCTTCTCTATAAAAATTTCAATAGCAGAAGCGTGAGCTTGCTTTACAGCCTCACTGGAGTTAGGTATCCCTCCTAGTTCTTTCTCAGCTACAGACAGCTTATTATAAGACTTGTCGGGTCTATTCATACTGAACCCTCTGTACCCTCTATTCTTTAGGTGATACAAAAGCCCCGGCTTGTTATTCTCACATAGTATCGGCATACCATAAAAGACGATAGCCATCAATACCTCCTCGAAAAATATCTCAGCTGTTTGCGGCCTAGCAATATACTCTAGAAAAAACTCCTCAGTAGGAGCGTCATCCATATGAAACGTAGTGCTTCCATGTAACGCACCGTTAGATCCACCTCCTCCAACGGTTCCAGAAATGTCATAGCTATCGCATCCAAACGCACCAATATGAGCATTACCCGGATATTTAACTCCTTTCCTAATTTCTACGTTATTACGCAACTCTTTTTTAGGTACCCACGACAATAAAAACCTACCTTTGTCGTCTGGTGAAAATATAACCTCCGTGTCCTTTTCCCCATTTTTCCAGTGGAATGAACCTCTGGTTAAATGTTGTCCTGCTATTAAGGAATCGTTGTAGTCTATCTGGTCATATATCTTCGTTAGGTTAAATACAGACGACTTACTCTCATCTCTAAATGCATGAGACTCAGACCTAGGGTATTGTCTGTAGAACTCGTTCAATGCATCTGGATCACCCTTTAATGAGTCTACTTCAGCCTCCCAGAAGTCTATCGCTCCACTGTCTATCATTTCCCCATCAACTCCCATTACAGGTTTGTCAGGAGCTCTGTAAACTGGCATACCGTATCGATCTATAAACCCTTCCATGTTGTGCTCCATTGGGATAAACAATGCATACAACCCTGATTTAGTTTGTCCGTTTTTATTCCTTTTGGTTACATCGGAGTCGTAGTACAAATCCTTAAAGTTTTGCCCTCCCTTATCCAATGCGTTACATGTTGAGCCCATCATGCACTTACCAATAATCTTCCTACCTAATCGAAGACAAGTCTTGGTAACTCTCCAGTTGTTTAAAATGTTGTTTGGCTTTAACCATTTTCCGCTTTCGTCATGAACTAAACGTTTTAACTTCTCTCCATCGTAAGAGTTGTCGTCTGTATTCTTCCAGTCGATGGTTGTGTCTAGTCCTTGAGTATCATCGTCATCATCATCGTACATGTTTTTCTTGGTGATACGAGACGCTGGAACTCTAAATGCTAACTCAGTTTTCGGTCTATCCATACCATCTTGAATAGGTTTAAAGAAGAATGGCTGCTTAGATGAGATAGGTACAACCTTGTCTGTAAACATCTTCTTGGCATCTGGACCAGTTTTCGATAGTATTCCTAGTCTTGAATCCTTCGTTATGGTACCGACATTCACAAGTTCTGACGACCCCATAAATGAAAATCCAGAACGCCGAATCTTTAAGTAGGTCATACCATAGGATCTGTTGTCAGCTACACACGCCTCCCAAAATAACCATAGTACTCTGTTAGCCTCCCGATAATCTGGATATCCAACATCAATTGAATCCCACTGTAAGTACTTATAATGCGACCCTGTTATGTACGTAGAAACTCCGTTGTTCTTAAACCAAAATCCTTCCTCTCTTCTTTCAAATTCAGTCTCTATGTAGTCTACCCATCTAGCTTTAAACTCTTTAGGTTTTCTCTTCCATTGGAATATAGACTTGATTTTAGTCAGCTCTTGTGAAAGATCCTTTCTCTCCCAATACTGATCCTTTTTATTTCTGCTCCTCTTATATACAATTGAAGGTTCTTTAGGTAGGGCAACTAGAAGACCTTGGATGTTGTATATATCTCCTATAGTACCATCCTTAGATATGACAACCATGTCATACTCCTTATTGTATCCGTACTTCCAGTTCTTCTTGTCATTCATCCTCTTCTTTCTAGAGGATGGAACTAGATCTTTTACAATCTCATAAAGCTTGCTATTTTGCTCTTCTTTCTGCAAAGCCTCCTATTTCTGAGTTATCGTTATCACCTTCTTCAATATCCTTAATTGTTTGCTCCTCTTCTTCTATTCTGTTAAGAATTTCCAATGCATCAAACATTGCTAGTTTCTTTGCAGCGGCAGCGTTCTTCATTTTATCGGCAGCAAGGTCGGAGTCTAAATCTTGTTCTGACCCAAGGATCTTGCTGTCAAGAACTTTTATAAGTTCATTGACTCCGTTGCGAGCTGATTCCAATAAACGCTTCTTTTGCTCTATTGTAGTTTCTTTCATTTCTTTACAGTTAAATGTATGTCGTATATTCTGTATAGTAATCTCCCGTCAACTCTGAATTCATACTCTGAGTCTGGAGAGAATATAACATGATCTCCCTCTGATAATCCTTGCGATTTTGCATAATCACTAAGGTATACCATGGATCCAGTTAATGTTTCATTAACTATGTTTCTGTCTATTTCTGATTTAGCTGCTTTGAC